AAGTAGTTAATGGTAAATGTCCAACATGTAGTGAGTACACTACGTTAGTAGGTCTTGATAAAGCTTTCTATAGATGTATGAACTGTGGTGCAGACTTAGAGCAACATGTTAATGGTAAAATAACTTATCTACCTATCATGACTTCACCTAAAGATGGTTCTTCACCTTTTGTAAAAGAATGGAAAGATGGCTAAACAAAGTTTTAAATTTTTTACACCCCGTGACAAACCTAAAAAAAGAGGCGCACGAGCCCATAAAAAAAATAAAAATAAACAAGAGAAACGTCAGAAATCTCAAAAAAGATACAAAGGCCAGGGTTGACAAACATCCCAAAATATCCTATTCTTAGGATATGAAAGAAAAACAATTAACAATAACAAGTAAAGACATAACTCAAAAACAATGGTCTAATCTAGTATTAGAACTTAATTTGATTAAAAAAGCTTGGGCGCAATATGCAACGTTAGACATAAAATGTCCTGGTATAAAAAAAATAATATCACATGGCACGAAACACAATTATAGAGACGATTGATGGATCTAATAATACAAAACGACGGGTTGTATCAATTAGTGCCGTTAACAAAGCAGATGATGGATCATTTGTCTTTATTGGTAAAAGTAGATTGCTTCGACCTGTGCGAAATAGTAAGAGTAAAACTAACAACATACGTTAGTAATTTAAACTCATACGTTATGAACAATGGAAGTGGTTACTTCTACGGTTGTATGTGTAAATAGAATTTGAGTATCAGTAAGATCACACCGGCGTCCAAATCTTGCCTCTGGCATTTCCCTGTACGTTAGCGATGACCGCAAGGTAGCAACGTGTGTGACACCTGTGGCGTCAGAGTTCCCTGATCAGGATGGCGCCTGGGTAATATGAATTAAACAGTTTCCTGTTCTTGACACATAAATTTAGTAAATACTTGTTTTTCGTTTACAAATTCTCTTGTAAGTGAGACTATAATTTCTTCACTATGGGAATAACCATAGACGGTGCAATCATACGCGTCATTAAATACAAACTTAGGTGTAGGTATTTTTACACATTCATTTCCAGGAATTGAACTGCACATCCATAAAATTAATACAAATTTTGTCATTGACATTTATCCTTAATATCCTATATAGTCATTACAATTAAATGAAAGGAAGTCAAATGACTGATATAACTAAATATAGAAACGTTTCATTAACACATGAAACATACAAGACATTGATAAGTTTGTCGAAGGTATTATTGCCCGATGCACAATTGTCAATAAGCAAAACCATTGAATCAATTGCAAACGAGAAAGCGAAGAAACTAAATGGCAAATTCAAAAAAGTATAACGTACATGCAATGATATGTTCTAACTGTAATGGTAATGGATATATCAAAGCTGTATTAGAAGAAGGTAGAGAGCACGTGGTATTACAATGTATTGAGTGTGACTCGGAAGGGGAGATTTATGTGGATGAGTCCGAAGTTATTGAGTCTTATATTGATGCTGATCCTACTACAGATGATGATGTCAAGTTGCACTAGAGAATATAATCTAAACCCATGGACCACGGCTTTAAGAATGGTGGTAACGCATGAATAATAATTATTATTTAGACATAGCTTACATCGCAGGCCTCTTTGATGGTGAGGGTTGTGTTACATATAAAAAATACAAAGAGAAAAAGAAAAATGGTATTTACAACTGTTGGCGTATTAATATGGAGATAGCTATGACAGATCAAAACGTCATAGAACTTGTGCATGAAACGTTAATGGTAGGTACCGTTAGACCTAAGAAAGTACCTAAAGGATATAAAAAACAATGGCGATGGCGTTGTACGTTTAGAGATTGTTTGGATGTTTGTAAAAAGTTATGGCCTCACACTGTTGTTAAGTTACATGACATTGAAAAGGTTATAAATCATTACGAGCCACACCTCCAGGACCTGGATGACAACATAATAGATTTAGCTTTACAAAGAGAGATGAGAGATGTTTGATAAATATATATACCAAGGACTACATGTTATAATGAAATATGCAGGTAGACTTAATTCATGGGCTTGGCGTGAGCATGTAAAAATTTTAAAAAAAAAACAACAAATAAATCATGATAAGATGATAAGAAAACAAGAAGCGCATGACTATTTAGAAGAATTAAAAAGAAAACTATGAGCAATATTTATGGAAACAGAAGAAGACAAAAAGATAAGAAAGATCTTAAAAAAAGTGGATAAAAATAAACCACAGTTTGGTCTTGGGCAAGTGCCTAGTTATGGTAAGGCTAGATCCGGACGTGAGTATGGTGGGTTTATAAAAGAGTCTACTTATAATAAAATAAAATACAAACCAACGAACCGTGGTAAAACTATAGTTAAGAAAGGACCTTATGACATTTAGATATGATGGTAAATCTAGACCCTCTGATGATAAGTATCGTAAACAGTTCGATGAGATATTTGGTAAAAAAGAAGAGGACGAATTAAAAGAAAGTTATAAACAATCAAAACGAAACAAAGAAGACAGAGAAAATAAACCAACTAATAAAGGAGAATAAATATGTCAAATAAAGATAAAAAACCACAACTAAGTGAAAAAGGAGCTGCAAAATATTTTAAAACTTCAGCAGCTACAATGCCAAGTGATCAAATCTATAGAGAACTTGTAATGAATTCTATTGAAGCTTGTAAAAAAGCTAAAGCTATTGATCCAAACTTTAAAGGAAAAATTAAATTAGGAGAAGATTCTAGTTTACCTGGAAAATTAACAGTGGCTGATAATGCAATTGGAATGAAAAGTAACAGGATTGCAGACTTGGTTATTAATCTTGCGGAAACTGAACAAGAATCTGAAGAAGGAAATTTTGGAGCTGGTACAAAAGTCGCTGGTTTTGCAAACAATGAGTATGGAATTATATATACAAGTAAACATGTATCTGAAAACATAGGAAGCAGGTGTAGAGTTTATTTTAATGAAGAAGATTGTTATGCTATAAAATATTATCCAGAATATAACAGTTGCACAGTGCCTATTGATACAGAAGATTTAAGCAAATTATTCAAAGAGTATAATCAAGGGACTACTGTAACTTTATGTGGAATGACAGAAAACGAAAATACTTTAGAACCTCCTAGACAATTTTTTTCATCATCACTATTAAAAGATGGAAGAAAAGGAGTGTTATGGAGAAGTGCATTACTAAACACAAAGTTTTTTGATTTACCTGATTTTATAGAAATAAGGAATGAAGTTATAAGGGAAGACAGAAAAAATTTTGAAACTATTAAAGGACATAAACATTTTATGAATATGTTCGCAATGAGTAAAGGAGTTTTTGAAAACTCATTAGCTAAGTTTCATTGGTGGATTTTAAACCCAGAAAAAAGAGCGGAAAGAAGAGGAAGAGGTGAAGCTATTTGTAATGGTCATTTAGCTTATCTACATAAAAATGAAATTATTGATATAGGCTACGATAAAAAAGGATCTAAGAATCCTCTTAGAAATTGGGGTTTAACTTACTCTGCTAGAGATGTTGTTTTAATTATTGAGCCTAAAAACTTTGTAATAAACACACAAAGAACAACGATGCATAAAAATAATATTGAATACACACAATATAAATCAAATTTTAAAGAATACTTTATGGAGAATATGCCAAAAAAGATTAAAGAGTATGAATCATCTCTTCAAGATAAACACTCTAAGGCTTTGTTTGATGACAATAATTTAATTAAAGAAGCTAGAAAATATCTAAAAGATATATATGCAGGTCATCCTTTAGGCGAAGAAATGTCGGATAATTCTTCTATGTATGGTGGTATGAAACTAAATGTAAATTCTAAAAGCAAATGGAATAAAAAAACAGTCATACCTGGACCCAATACAGGAACAGATCCTGTGTTTGCTGGTATAAAAAATAAACTGGGTAATATAAAATCTAAACCTGCATCAGCTAATCCATTACCTAAATTTATAGAGAGAAGCGATATGGAAAAAGATGAATGGGTGGAATATAATTGGGATAACAACGAAGTTTATCTAAATGAAAAATGTCCTATTATTGATGAATGTGCTAAACGTGCTGAAGAAAAAAATGGTATAAAGAGTGAAACATATGTTACTTTAACCAAATTAGTAATAAGTCAAGACCTGCAATTTTCTATAGCTATGTTACGTTTTAAAAATACTCATTTATCCGAAGAAAAGAAAAGAGAAATCTTGGAAGGGGATAGTTTGATGTTAACATTGTTAAATACCAAACAAATCGTTGACAGGGTTCAATTGCTAACAAAAAACATAGTTTCTCAAGAAAGAGCTATAAGTAAAAAACCAGAGGTTGATAAATCTTTTAATTTATTTAATAATTTAAATTCATGATGAGCGATAAAGACTTAAAAGAATATAATGATAATGTTTCTTTAATAGAGAAACAACCAGGGTTGAAGAAAAGTAATAAATACAACTATATACGTGGAAAACAGCTCACGGACCCCGGATCAGGGACCAGGGTTTACGAGATAAGTAATTATAGACTTCCTAGTGTAACTACGATACTAGGCGCTACGAAAAACACAGAATTTTTAAAGAAATGGAAGGCTAAAGTAGGTGAACAAGAAGCAGAACGAATCAAGAATGTATCTAGTGCACGGGGCACTTGTATGCACAAATTCCTCGAGCACTATGTACTCGGAACTGGCTGCGTTGATCTTACAAGCATCGGACAAGAGGCGCGTCCCATGGCCGACAAAATTATTGAGATTGGTCTTGCGCCAGTGGAAGAGTATTATGGCTCGGAAGTTACGTTACACTACCCAGGTCTATACGCAGGCTCAACAGATTTGGTTTGCTTGCACAATGGCAAAGAGACTATTGTTGACTTCAAACAAAGTAACCGTCCGAAGAGGGAAGAATGGATCGAAGATTATTACATGCAAATTGCTATGTACGCCATGGCCCACGACTACGTCTACGGCAGCAAGATTGAGCAAGGAGTTATCATGGTCTGCACGCCTGACCTATATTATCAAGAATTCAAAACAGAAGGTGCAAGCCTTCGAGCTTGGAAGCACAAGGCATTAAAACGAATCGATATGTATAACGAACTTATGCATGATGAAAAAGAAAGAACCAAACCAATGAAAGCGGAGGATTTTAATGTTCAGAAAGATAAGACCGAATAATTTAGATAAGATAAATAGACTTCAATCAATGAAGAAAATGTCTATTGGAGCAATAGGCGAAAGAGATGTACGTATAAATAAATTGATTAATAAACTATATAATAGAAGGGAGCAAACATGAATGATATGTTGTTTAGAACGCTTCTAAAGAGATATGAAGCTGTAATAGAGGATGCATTGTACAAGATACAATCATTTAATGAGAATAATATAATAATACCAGAACACATAGACATAACAGGTGAAATTGACAAACTGTTACTAATTATTGCAGAAGCTGAAGATAAGTTGTCTATAATGAGGAAATATTATGGCAAAAAAGAGACAAATAAAAATATACTGTAACATAATTATCACATTATTTTGCGAAGGCTTAGGGTTCGCAAAAGGGCAAAATAGGGTTCGGGGGCCTTCGGGGGCCTTCGGGGAATTTAGTGAAAAAGGGTCAATTGTGTCTAAATTGTGTTCAAATAAGCACTTTGCCACATTTTGGCCACAAAACTGCGAAGGCTACCCCCTGTTTTGCGAAGGCATTTTACGCCAATTCGAAGGCTCCCGAAGGGGGGCTTCGGGGCGTATTAGTCAAGTATACCAACACTAATAGGTCATTTTTTAAGTTTTGCGAACTTTCAAATAATTATTTTGTCTAGCGCCTTTTTATTTTTAAATTGTGTTATAGGGTTCGCAGATGTAAAAAGACAATATGAAATCTAGAAAAAACCTTCGTAAAATAAATAGTTACAACAAACCTAAAATTGTAAAACAAGCTATTCAGTTTCCATACAAACGTGTACGTATAGATTGGATTGATATTATCACTGAAGGTGGTTGGGGTTCAGTCAAAGAGTTTAATGATATGAAACTTGCAACACCTGTAAGTGAGGGTTGGTTATTTTCTAAAGACAAAGATACTGTAAAGATATTTTCTGGTTATGATGTTGATGATGATGGGTCTCTTACTTTTTCGGAGCGATCTGTTTTTCCAACTTCTTGTGTGAAGAAGATAACGAGGATTCATTAATTTCAATTGCTTCAACAATTTCAGCATCATCAGTCAAAAGATTTGCGTAATCTTCTTCGATTTGTGCCATTTTCATGTCTAGCTGCTCTTCTGTTAGGTCTTCTAATTTCCCATGTTTTATTATTTTTCTGTCTATGTATAGTCCTCCTGCCTTTCCTCGATTTGTTTCAGCGTTTACAGCTGCGGAGAAAGAACTTTTCTTTAGAGCAAGATCTTTGATTCTTGCTAATTCTGCTATATGACTTTCATACGTTACACCAAATTTAAGCATACGTTCTTGTTTTAATTCATCTATATGTTTTACAACTAATGGTGATAGTCTTGGATTAGTTAATTCTGATCCTTCTTGTCTACATCTCTTTTTGCTGTAGCCTGCTAGTTCAGCTGCTTCAGATTTATTAAGTGGTCCTTCTGGTCCACCAAATACTAAATACTCAGCAAATCGTTGTTGCATTTCTGTTAATCTTTTTGGAACTCCCATGTTGACTTTTTAGAGTAACTATCCTATAAAGTCAATAGTATGAAAGACAAGCGTACATATACTAAATTGAAAGAACATGGAGAAGACATGACACATGAAAATGAAAGTAAGGTTGATCCTAAAGAAGACAGAGGTCCATTAGATCTTACATTGTTGACAGAACAATACAGAGCTGATCTTAAAAAATATCAAGACAGAGAAAGTTTGTATATTCAAACTGAAAATCAATTGAAAGGCACAAAACAAATTGCTATGGATATGGCAGCAACTGTAACAAAACTTGATAGACAAAATCAAGAGTTGATGAAAGAAATTGATAGACTTAACGAAGAGATTCAACTATTAGAGTTACAGATAAAAAAATAATGCGAGTTCAAGACTTACAACAATTTTTATCTAAATTCACAGAAGCTAATAACGATGGCAGTAGACAAGGTAATGCTGTTTCTAATGCAATCATAATGGTAGAAGTTAATGGTTATTTAGAGAAGGTTACTAAAATGGAAGTACATGAAAACAACACACCAATTGTAGGTCACAAAGGTCATAGTGCACATCGTCTTGTATTGAAAACAACTAAAAAATCTAACCTCATTATACCACCTAAACTTCAAGTTTAAGTGCAGTGGTTACTCTAAAAAACATATGGGCCCAGAGGCTAAATTCTATCAACAAATTAAAAGAAATTTTAAGCAACTTTCGCTTATTCGAATTGAAAACAATAGCCTACTTGGTACTCCTGATCTATTGGTCTGTAATACTTCTGGGAACTTTTGTACTGTAGAAATTAAGGTCTCCAAAGGTTACAAGCTTCGAT